ACTTGCCCTTAATAACATTTCATTATCTGCAACAGGTTGATGAACTTCTTCTAGTGTCTTGCCTTGTACTGTTCTAGGATTCCATGAACTTGCCATTGCAACAAAAGCTGCCTCAACTTTACCTTTATGCATGATAATAACATCATCAGGTATTTCTAAACCCATTTCTATGATGTCATAATAAGGTTCTGGAAAAGAACCATCTTGAAAAGGTTCGTTCATTGCCTCAGAAGTTTTTTTAACTAACTTCTTTTCTACAGCAAGGTCTGATTCAAATGACATATCGCCAAGTAAAGTATTATACTCGTTAAGTCTTTCTTCAAATGCCTCTTGAAGATAGTCTTTAAACTTTACAGAATCAATAGGTGTAAACCTAGGACTTGTTGTATATGGTATTTGTACTATTTCTTTTATATTCATAATAATGTTGTCCATTATACAGGACTTTCAATTCAATGTCAAGCACTTTTTTACTCTGGTCTAACAAAGTCATCATTCCAACCAAATGCTTCTTTTACTGCACCTGGAGTTAGTCCTTTGTAGACATTATGTAATTTTTTATCTTTTACATTACACAATAACTCTGCTTCATCTTTGTGAAGACCTTCTAGAACTTGAATGAATAAGGTTTCTTTTCTTGTTTTAGATAATGTATTATCACCACCTACAATAAAATGCCATAACTTATTAGATTCACTTTCTAATACTGTATGTTCTGTACCAGCTGGGGCGTCATTCTCCATGTAAGGAGGTTTGCCTTCTGGTAAATCCCATTGTAGTTTAGGGTCAAATGCACCTTTTAAGATTCTTCTTAAACCTGGTGTATCATTCTCTTTCAAGATTTCTACCTTTTTTGCTTTTACTTTTGCATTGTTTACTTTAGTAAATACTTCACTAAACAATGGTTTACCTGTTCCACCCTGTGCCATACTTGTCATAGCTTCAGGAGGTATCAGATTTGGGTTTCTTTCTGCCATAATATTACCTCATGTCATTATTAATCATCTTTAAAAATTATGTATAAAACTAATAGTAAAACGGTTACTGCTAAACCATAGTTTATCACACATAGAGCCGGTTCTAAATCCTTTACCAACATTTCTTTTTACTCCTTTAAAAATCATTTATATTACTCATTAAATTTTTAAGTTTATGGTCTATAAAATATTGTAATAGTTTAGAACTATCAGGTATTTGATATGACCTGTAAGTATTTATAATGTTTTCCTGTATCACTATAGGAATCTCATCTAAATCAATCAACTTCTTATTTCGTTGATAATTTAATCTCGTTATACTACCTAGTGGTATGTTGTCTAATTCTGCCCACTCTTGTAATCTTTTCTTGTGTATAGGTTGTTGTTTTTCACCTGTTACAAATACATTATCATCAGATAAAATATTAGGTATACCATCAGAACGGTCACCTTTTATAATCTGTTCATGTAAATATTTTTTAGGGTCGTCATCTTTTACAAACTTTTTTTGAATCGGACTATATTGATTTACATCTTCATACTTATGTAATTGTATAAAATCTTTATCACCTGATACTATCATTACCTTTTCTTTATTGTTATGTGCTTCTCTACATAGTATCGCAATGATATCATCTGCCTCTGCATTATCTACTGAAAGTACCATGTAAGGAAAATTCTCTGCAATCTCATGTTTAACAGCTGTGATAATATCAAAAAGGTCATCCCATTTGTCCGAGGTTTCTTGTGTCTCTAATCTAACTTGTTTTCTTTGATACTTGTAATTAGGAAAGTATTCTCTACGCCAAGGTTCTGCCGAATCAGCACATAATATTTGTGTGCCATATTCTTCTTTGAACTTTAGATTATAACCTCTAATACTATTTAAGACCATGTGTCTAAACATATCAATATTAGGTGGCTTTTGACCTCTTGTCTGTGCCATATAATTAGATATGAGAACTTGGTTTAAATCAACTAAAATCATTTATCATCATCCTCAGGTGGAATAGGTAATTCAAAATCAGGTTCAAAATGTATTTCTTTTTCACCTTCTTGTCCTGGCATATCTTTTTGTTCTAAAACTCTGCTGTAATTTATAACAGGTTGAACTTCACCTTTTTCATTATATTGTATATCAATAATCTTGTCAATCAATACTGTTGCAAGATGTTCTCTTTTAAAATCTCTATAAATTAAACCTCTTACTAATTCTGTAATCATTGCAAGGTCACCATAAAATTCTTTTTTGTTTATATCAATTCCTATATCTACAAGTCTTCTAATCAAATCAATTGCAACTTCATCAATTGTTGATTCAATCATTTCAACTTCTTCTTTTTGCATTAACAATTCATCATTTAACTTGTCAATAGTATCTTTAGTAGGTAGTTTTGTACCTGGAAAAGGTATTACATTGTCTTTATCTTTGCTCAACTTTTTCTCCTCTAAAATTAACTAGACCTTTATCATCAAAATATTCAACTAACTGATGATAACCACCTATCAATTCGCCATCAATTTTTATTTGTGGCATGGTTTTAACTTTTTTACCTATGTCTTCTAACATATCATCTACTGATTTAAAATCTTCAAATTTCTTTTCTGTATATTGTATGCCAAGACTATTTAACATAGTCTTGGCTTTTGTACAATAGATACAATTATTTTTACTGTATACTATCACTTGCATTTTCAACACCTGATGATAACATATCATCCCATATAGAATCATGTTGCGAATTATCTCTTGATTGATAAGCGTCTACTGCCTGTTCAATAGTATACTCATACATTTTATTAAGTTTACCCATAGGTAATCTTAAACCAACATATGCACGGTAATTACCATCATTAGTAATTACTACATCTTGTTTAAAGACTTCATACCCACGAACAGGAGTATTTTCGATAGAATTGACAATGGCACTTTCAACTTCAGTAACCACAGTTTTACTTTGAGTTTTACCTACTTCAGTAATAAACTGTTTACTTTGTTTGTTCATTGTACCTTTTATCATGTCAGCAATTTCAGATTTTGCAACCATCTTTGCCTTCTCAATCGCAAGGTTTAAATCAGGCGATACCGAAGTACCTGCCCCAAATATACACATACCTTCATGAGTTTCATCACCACATAATTTCATGTTAGTATAATCTGCCATAAACCAACCAGGCACTTGTGTAACATATTCACCACTCTCTGTCTTTACAGTATAGATTGGATTATTTGTTGTAGTACATGCACCTAATGTTAGTGCTAAGGCAACTATCATAAAGTTTTTCATTATATTACTCCTATCACTCTGTCAATAATACTATTTATGCTACTACTAAGATGTATAACCACTTCTTCAATGGTCAAATCTGTCATAGTAAATAGTATAAATGCCAAAGTAAATATTATTAAGTTTTTTATCATTGGACCTCCCAATCGCCATTTTTATCTAAACATACTTTTCCTGGCGTTTTAAAAGCATGATTCGGTCTATCATATTGTCTACAATACCTAGGGGCATTTGTATCTCTATAATAAAATTCTGAAAATAATTCCCAATAACCTGGTTCATCAAAATTCTTTCTGCCGTCTGCACAGATTAATTTTTCTTCTTTAGTTACAGTATCACCTTTTGTAGTTATGATAATCTTTGTAAAACAATATTGTTGTTTTATTGGTTTTATCTTTGCATGATATTCTTCACCTGCATTTGCAACAGATATCAAATACACCATTAATGTTAAGAACATAAACAATGCAATCAAAATTAATTCTCTATTATCTCTCATCTTCTCACCTCATATTCATTAGTATATGGATTGAATATAGGTTTTTCAACCCAGCGTCCGTCTGGCATTTGACATGCACTTCCGAACTCTACTCGCCTGTCAATATTACCTATGCCTATAACAGGCCAAGGATTTTCTATATCTACGGTCACATCATAGTCTACACATTTAATTGGTCCTTGATAATATAAACTTGTTGTATGTATGATACCACTATTACCTGTTCTCTTATTATACCAATTAGTATATGATGAACCACTTGTTGCAACATTCATATGGTCTACAAAAGTACCATAGTGAACATCATAGTCTGAATCATACATCATTTCAGAACCTGCAAGAGCACCACCTAAGGTACACATTGCAATTACATAAGGATTATCAACACCTGATGTTACACATGCTACGGTTGATGTTGTTGCACCTAGACCGGCGCCGATATGAGACCTGGTTGCCAAACATCCTTGTAAGGACAACCCAATCAAAACGATAGCGAATGTTCTAAGCATTCTTTTTTGCTGGATACTTATTATATTTTCCTTTATCATTTGCTATCTCTCTACATAAAGTTTGTATGTCTTTAATTAAAAAATCAATATCTTCTGTATCTGATTTTTTATGTGTAGGGTCATCAGGATGACCGTACTTCATTATTCTTAATTGTTCTGATTTATCATAAATTACTCTAATCTTATCACACATTGATGAAATTTTATGATACATTACAATTGCCTCCAAGTTAATTAAAGTTAAGGTGCCCTCGAAAGGGCACCACTCTCACATTAAGAAGTGTAAGCGTACTTCGTACCATAAAGTGCTTTGATACCAGCAGCCACAATTGTTCTATCAGCGTTATCAGATAGTAATACTTCTGATACACCAGCAGCTAAAATTGCTTTTGTTGGTTTACCCATACGGTAGGTTGTACCACGACTTGTCTCATTAATAAAAATCATATGACCTTTACTTCTTAAAGTAT